CTCGGCTTCTTCGCACGTTCCGACACGATAGGCGTCGCGGGGCGCCCTGACCTGGAAGGTCTGCATGTGCTGCGGTTCGACCGGCATCAGATCACCCTCGCTGCGTCGTTGCGGGTCACGGTTACGGCGAACGTGCACTCCGAGAAGGTCCCGGTGGTGACGACCCGCAGGTAGCGTTCGACCGACAGCGTGTCGGAGGCCGACTGGATCCGCTGGTGCCCGAGCGCGGTCACCGCGGTGAAAGCCCCTCCGGTGACGTCGGCGAACGGGTCGCCTACGGCGTTGTCGGACGACTCCTGGAGCTTGATGGTCACCGAGGTGCCGGTGAAGCTGAACACCTGGAGGTAGGCCTGGAAGCCGAAGGCGGCGGACGCCGGGTTGGCGGCCGTAGTGAAGTCGACGCTGGCGCCATTGGTGGCCGTGGTGTCCTGGCGCTTGCCGGCGGTCATCTGACTGCCCCAGTCGCCGCCGAAGCCGTTGGACGGGCACGAGATCCCGAACTTCAGGGAGCCGTCATCCCCCCGCTGCGGGTCGTAGTTGACCTGCTTGGCGAGCATCGCGAACGACTCGCCCCCGAGGGTCTGGCCGACCTGGTACATCACCTGGGTGTCGACCGTCGGGAGCGTCTTCAGGATGGTGTGTTCTTGGTTGGCGGTGGGGTTGAAGAAGGTGTTGAAGTCGCACGAGGCGTCCCGCATGCCGAACATGCGGGCGTTGGCGGACTGGGTGATGCCGGTGGCCGGCAGGGTCCCCCTGGGTGTCGAGATGTTGCCGATGTCGCTGACGTCGGCCCCGATGTCGTATCCGCCGATGAAGAGCTGGTTGCCCAGCCCGGACTGCTTGGGCACGAACTCCTCCTACTCGGCCTGAGGCCAGGCGTCGTTCACGATCACCGGGACGGTGAAGGTGAGCACCCGGAAGACCATGTTGTCGATGTTGATGTAGCCGGACTGGCAGAACAGTTCGTGACCCTGGGTGATGCCCAGCAGGTCGATGAACCGCTCCGGGCTGCCCAGCTCGAAGCCGTTGCTGTAGACGAGGAACAAAGCGTCGGCGGCGTCCATCATGTTGGGATCGATGGAGTCCTGCGGGTTCTGGAGCATGTTTGTATAGATGCGGACATTAAAGACCACCCGGGCGGTCGTCGCCGTAAGGCTCGACCTTCCTCGCCCCGGCTCGATCCGGTCGATCCACACCGCGCACGTCAGGCCCCGGCCCGGCTTGTTCTTCGGCTCGTGGGTGTTGACCCGGTCGAAGAAGCCCGTCGAGGACGCCAGCGAGGCGATCCGGTCGACGAGGTCGTTCGCTCCGATTCCGCTCATATCGCCCGCTTCCTGAACTTCCGCTTGTACCTGCGGGCGCAGGACTTGCGGAGGTCGGTGAGGCCCCGGCCGGAGGCGACGTCGGTGCCCGAGGAGTCGCGTTCGGCCTCATCCGAGTAGACGCGGGCGCCGTAGGCCGAGAACTCCTGCTCCAGCCGGGTGATGGTTTCGGCCTTGCACAGGTCGCGGATGAGGTCGGGGACCTCCCAGCGGGTGACGGCGGTCGAGATGAGGTGGGTGGCCGCCGTGGTACCGAGGACGCCGCGCTGGACGGTGAGGGTCCGCAGGGCGTAGATGGTGGCGCCGAGGCTGTGGGCAGCCAGGGTGCTGCCGTCGTACGCCCGGATGACGGTGGCGTTGTTGCCGGCGATGTCGACGATCCGCATGCGCTCGGAGTCGATGAGCAGGATCTCGCCGACGTGAAGCTGGGTGCCGTCGGCGACGTCCACTACCTGGTCGCCCTTCAGGATGGCCATCGCGGAGACGAGGGTCTGTCCGGTGGCAAGCGCTGAGCGGTCCGTGACGGCCATCCGCTCGCTGTCTACGAGGAGAACGTCACCCACCCCGACCAGAGAGGCGTCGGTGACGTCTACGGCCGTCTCGGAGGCGTCCAGGGCTTCGGCGAGGGCGCCGGCCGTACGCTGGGTGTCGCTCAGGCCCCAGGTGCCGACGATCACGACGGCGTGCTGCGAGGTGCCGGTGTTGGTGAACGCCGCCGACGAGCTGGTGTCGAGTTCCAGGTACGTGTAGGGCGGGCCGGAGTTGACAGGCTCCAGGAAGTAGTTGCTGGGCGAGATGACCGTCCCGCCGGCCGTCAGGGAAGTGACCGAGACCAGCTCGTTCTCGTCGAGCCACAGCCGCCACGCCTGCCCGTCGCGGGAAGGCCAGTTGAACTTGCGGGTGGCCAGGGTCGGAGCGACACCGTGCTTGTGGCGGTTAAGCCAGCCATCGACGTCATCAGAGGCGCTTCGCAGGGCGTCGTCGATCTGGGTGGACCGGTGGGCGGCCTCACGCACATCGAACGCGTCCTGCACAGCCTCACGCGTGCAGTATACGATCCGACCCATCTACCTCGTCCTTGCTTTCGGGGAGCGGTGGGGGAATCGAACCCCCGGTTTTGATGGAGTATTCAGTTGTTGACCTAGGATTTCAAGTCTGAGGCCATCATACCCGGTCAGTAGCTTCCCGGCAATGTGCCCCAGGCCGAAGCCTCGTCAGGCCACACCAGGCCGCACCACGGACAGACCAGCTTGCCGTTGGGGCCCTGCTCCAGCGCGGTGTAGTCGGCGACACACGACGTCGGCGTGCCGGCGCTGTCGAGGGCGTCGATCTCGGCGGCCTCTTCGATCATTCCGATGAGCTGCTGCCACGCCATTACTGGATCCCCCTCGTCGCCGACCAGGCCGACAAGGCGGCCGATGCGACAGCGGTGAGGCCGGCGATCGGCAGGCCGTACCTCCAGCGCTCCAGGGCGGTCAGCCGCACCTGGGCGTCCTTCGGCAGGAGCTGTTCGATGACCCGAAGCCTCGCCTCGTGGTCGTGGACATCCCTCACCTGCTCTTGTATCTGCGTTACGGCCACCAGCGTCTCCCGGTTCTCGGCACGCATCACCGTGAGTTCGTCCAGGATGCGCCCCACGTCGCTTATCTCGCTCATCAGTCCGCCTCCATAAAGGTGGCGGATGCTGTTCCGCCCCCTTTGACTGTGTCTGCTACGACGGCCCGCCAGTACCTGTAGGCGCCCGAAGTGATATCCACGCTGCGTACCCTCGCGCCTGCCTCTACAGACCGTATGGCTACCCAGTTCACTGCATCCTGCGAAGCCTCTATCGAGATGACCCCGCCGGTAACCAGTCCGGTAGCGAAGATCACCATGGTGACGTTCCGCTTGGCCGTACCGAAATCTACTGTCGCACCGTTGCCGGTGGTTGCTGCGGTCAGCGAGACCTGCGCTGTGGTGCTGGCCATCAGCCCTTCAGCTCCCGCCACAAGATCGAGATGTTCCAGTAGTGGCCGACAGCCCCGACGTCCTGCCGTAGCACGACGCCCTCGCCCGGCCTGACCAGGAACGGGTTGAAGCCCGGGGGTGCGTCGATCTCCTGGATCTCCCCGATGGTGTCCTTGACAGTCCCCGGAGGGGCGTTGAAGAAGGCGCCGTCCACCCCGGTAGCCGTCGGGTTGTTGTACCGGATCTCAGCAGCCGGCGAGAACACCTTGGTGTCGAACGCGCAGATCTCGCCGGGAACGGCTAACGTCCCGCCGGTCGGCTGTGCCGTCACCCGGTACCCCCGGATGGGGTAAGCCGGGCTGGCGACGGTCGCCATGAACGACACGAAGAATCCGCCCAGCGCCATCACCTTCCCGGAGGCGGCCGGATTGTAGAAGGTGACGAAGTTCTTACCGGTCACCAGGGAGTCCTCCCGCTGCCGGCTGAAGATGTAGAGCGCGGTTGTGTGTGTCGTTGGCATCAGATGACCCCGTCCGCCACGAAGATGTTGATGACACCCGAATTGGTGTCGCCTGCGTTCGCTACGGTCGGCTGGAGATTTCCGCCGTGATGCCAGCGGCGGTAGATGGTGACGCCGGTCAGTCCGACCAGGGGGACGGCGTGCGTAGCCACCGCGTTGGACAGGTTGGCTCCGATGGTGGCGCCCGCGCCGTTGTCGAAGACCGAGACGCCCTCAGCGTCCAGGCAGTCGACGTCGTACAGGTCGTCGGGCTGGATTCCGCCGGCCGCAGGAATGAACTCCACGGCTACAATGGTGCCCATCTTGACCGGGAGGGTCGTACCGCTCACCGCACCGGTGGCGTCGGAAATCCACGTGACCTGGTACTGCGTGACGCCCGACTTCAGGGCGACCGGTGAAACCAGGATTGCTCCGGCCACGACTCCCCCTTTCGGTCAAAGGAAGAGGCCGCCGCCTGGGGCAGGAACGGCGGCCTCTGGTCAGGCGAGTCAGGCAGCGACGACGGTGGCCCCGTTGTCGAGCGGGACGTACGTGAGGGTCCACGTGACGGCACCGGTGTTGGTGGCGGCGGTGTTGACGCCGATCGCGCCCGAGGTGACGATGATCGGGTTGCGGAGTCCGGAGATCCCGCCGCCCGTCGACTTGACAAGGGCGTCGCCGGCCAGGCCGGTGGGGCTCAGGAGCCCGCCCAGCGCGAGACCGTTGACGTCGACCGTGGTGGACAGGTCGTTGACCGCGCCGTTTCCGGACGGGGTGGCGACCAGCTTGGTGGCGTTGGCCTGTGCCTGGATGGCCGTGGTGACGACGCCGGTGATGTTGGTGACGAGCACCCGGCCGCCGGTGACGGTGAAGATCGACCCCGTGGTTGTCGCCGGGAGGGTCTTGGCCCCGCCGGTGACCTTGACGCCGAAGTTGATGGTGCGGAGCTGGTCTCCCTGGACGATGACAGACATATCACACCACCAGGCTGGACTGGAGGTTGGACGGCTTGCGGGCGACCAGGAGGTCGTGGACGATCGCGACGCACGTGCCGGTTGCGGCGGTGCAGACCACGGAGTCGTAGCCGTCAGCGAGCTGCTCGGCGCGGACGGTGATCGCGACGACGTCGTTGGTGGCGTCGGCGTTGGTGTAGACCGCAGCCGCCGTCGGGGCCTTGGCGACCCAGCCACCACCGGCGTTGGGGCCGGCGTAGATCTTCGACTGGGTACCGTTCGTCGGAGCGGTACCGCCGAAGGTGAAGAGCGTCAGCGAGGTCGAGGAAGCACCGGCGATGGTCTGGGTGAACGTCAGCGCCTGGGTGCCGGCGTCCAGGAAGGACAGGAAGGTCACTGCGGTGCCCTTGGTCAGCGGAACGCTGACACCGGAAGCACTGTAGATCGTGTTGAACACACGACCGAGTCCGTCTGCGGACATTTTTCCTTCTCTCTACAGGGGGTTTGAATGCCCTGCTGATGGCCCCGGGGAGGGGGTTTCAATGCCCTCCCCGGGGTTGGAATTACGGCCGCGCGTCGAGGGTGACGAACGGGCTGAGGGTGGGGCCGCCGTTGCGCGGGGTGAGCGCGCTCTGGAGCCACGGGCGGCCGTCGAGACGCTCGACGAACTTGAAGCTCGTCTCACCGTTCTGGAAGCGGAAGTGCTCCGAGGACGCGACGGTCATGGCCTGGCGGTCGCCCACCAGGTAGTAGGAGAAGTCGATGAAGTTGATGTCACCCTGGGCGCCCAGGGCGGGCACCTTCTCCGAGATGATGACAGGCCGGCCGAGGATCGTGGCCGGAGGACCGCCTACGCCGCTCGCCAGCCACACCGCAGAGCCGCCGGTACCGACCGACAGCGCCATCGTGGCCAGCTCCGGGAAGGTGTCGGGGGAGACGACCCAGACGGCGCTGGAGAGGGACTGCGGGAGCATCCGGGCGTACATCTTGACGATGTTCTCCCAGACGAGGCTGGCGGTCGGCTGACCGACCTCCTTGGCGACGGAGACCCGCGCGGCGTTGCCGGTGGTGTTGATGCCCAGAGGCTGGCCGGCGCCGTTCCCGGAGAGGAAGGCGACGTCCGCGAAGTACGCGAGGGCCTGCGGGAAGGTGGAGCGGATGAACGCCTCGAACGAGACCGCCGAGTCGGCGATCAGCTCGTTGGGGACGTTGGCGAACGCCGTCAGCTTCCAGGCTTCCAGCGCGAGGCGGCCGAAGGTGGCCGCGACGTCGGTCATCTGACCGGACTCGGGAGTCCAGTAGCCCTGCACGCCACCGAAGACGTTCGTCGCGTGCGACGTGTCGTCGATGTACGGGTAGATGACCCGCGAGGTCTCCATGGGGACGATCCGGGCCCGGGGGCGGACGACGGAAGCTTCCAGGGAGAGGGAGAGCAGCTCGGCGCGGAACGCCTCGGGGACGAGGAATCCACCGGAAGCCGGCTCGCCCGAGGACGCGGCGGCGTTCTTGAGGTTCTCGCGCTTGGCGGCCAGCTCGGCCGTCATGTACGCCTTGGGGCTGATGTCGATGAGGAACTGGGCGAGGGTGTCGCCGTACTCCTCGGCCTTGAACTTGGCGCCGAGCGCCTTGGGGGCGTAGTGGCTCTTGGCGTTGGTGGTGACCGCGTCGACTCCACCGCGCTTGAGGGCTTCGAGGCCCTTGACGTTCTCGTTCTCGCGCAGGTAGTTGGCGAGGACTTCCTGGGTCTGCTCCTTGAGCTGCTGCTGCAGGCCGGCGTCAGCCGTCACGACGTGCTTGGCGTACGCCTTGACGACGTCGTTGAACTGACCCTCCTGCATCAGGTTCTGGACCTTGGCGCCGTCACCAAGCAGCTCTTCGAGCCCTGCCTGGTCCGACGGGATCGTGATCTTAGGCACGGATTCCCTCCTTGAGAGAGCTCTTGAAGGCTGCGAAGTCCCAGGTGAAGGGCTCGTCCTTCTTCTCGTCCGGCACCACGGTGGCGACGGGCGTGACTACCGGCGTCTCGGCCGGTGGCTTGAGGGCCGGTGCGGGAGCGTTGTCCCTGCCGGCGTGGTTGTACATCGACAGGTCGAAGCCGTCGCTGGAGCGGGTCTTGCCTTCGGCCTCATCGGCCAGGCCGGCATCCAGGGCCTCCTGGGCGTTGAACCAGGTCTCTTCGCGCATCAGGTTCCGCCAGGTCTCGACGTCACCTCCGGCGCGGTCGGCGTAGACCGAAGCGATGTTGGCGCTGGTGCGGTCCAGGAGGTCGGCGAGCTTGCGCATGTCGGCGGAGTTGCCGACAGCGGCCGACCAGCCCTCGTGGATCATCAGGGTGGCCTTGGGGGCCATGACGACCTTGTCGGCACCCATCGCGATCACCGAAGCGATCGAGGCGGCCACCCCGTCGATGTGGACGGTCGTGGGCTCCTTGCGGTTCTTCAGCGCCTGGTAGATCGCCAGGCCGTCGAAGACGTCCCCGCCGGGAGAGTTCAGGTGCACCGCGAGGTCGCCCTGGATGTCCCGGAGTTCGCCCAGGAAGCTCCCGGCCGACACGCCGAAGCCGCCGATCTCGTCGTAGATGTACACCTCGGACGGGCCGGACGCCTTGTTGTCGATCCGGTACCAGTCGCCCCGGGCTCGGGCCTTCGGCTTGCGCGGAGTCCAGTCGGCCATGCCGCCCCAGCTCTCCGGGAGCATGTCCTCAGCGCCCAGGGCGTGGGCACGCTTGCGGATGTGGGCCTTCGCGGCGTCGGGGTTGCCGGCGCGGCCGATCGCCTGGATGGCGTTGCCCAGGTCGTCCTTGGTGACGATCGGGAAACTGCCGTCGGGCATGGCCTCGCCGCTCTTCGCGAGCCGCTGGCGCTCCTCGGTGGAGAAGTCCCGGTTCAGGAAGTCCCAGTCGAGATAGTCCTTCATGCGTTGTTCGCCTCCCTTACGGGACTCGGTGGTGCTTCAGGCTGGTTGGGGTCGTTGGAGCCGTCCCCCTGAGACGGCCGCCCGAAGCCCGACGTCGTAGGTGCCGGCCGCTCCCACTGCATCTCGGGGAGGCCCACCACCTCTGCGGCGTCCTTGCCGTCGACTCCGGCCTCGGTGAGCAGCTTGAACGCCTGCGCCTTGGTGATGCGGTCCTTGGAGTCGGCCTCGCGGTCCTCGGGTACCGGGTCGTCGAAGTCGAACTCGACTCCCTTGCCGGTCGAACCGAACATCGGGAGGAGCTGGTTGTTCCAGGCCGACCGGAACCGGCACGCCCGGGGGCGGACGAGGTAGCGGCCGTACATCCGCTCGTTGGCGTCGGCGACGGCTTTGTTGACGTCTTCGGTGGCGCCGGTCATGCCCTTGGGGTAGCCGAACGCCTCAAGGATGTCGGTGCGGGACAGGTCGGCCAGCTCGGGGAACGCCATGTCCTTCATCGTGTACTTGCGGTCGATCCACTTGCCCTGCTCCAGGATCGCCACCCGGTGGGCGTTGGCCACACCCCGGTGCTGTTCCCGCCAGCGGGTCTCCAGCTCGCGGAACTCGTCGTCGTCGAGACGGTCCTCGATCTCGATGATCCCGCCGGGCTCCGCCGAGTTCAGGAAGAAGTTCCGGTTGTACTCGGAGGCCAGGCGGTTGGCGTCCAGCTTGATGGACAGCGCCTGCACCGGGCCGAGGCCCCGGTAGATGTCGAGGGGGTTGGGCCGGCGGACGTGGATGACGTCCTGCTTGCGCAACGGGACGGTCTCGCCGTCGGGCCCGACGTAGATGTAGCCCGTCAGGACGTCGTCACGGTCTGTGATGATCAGGACCCGGTCGGGGCGCATCGGCCACAGGTGCAGCGGACCTGCAGCCCGGATCGAGCCGTACTCGGCGACCGCCCACCACTCGCCGGCCGTCTCGAAGTGCTGATCGAGGGTTTCGACGAACTCGAAGGTGTCCATCAGCGGGTTGGGGTTCGCCAGGAGCGTTACGGCGGCGTGCCGCACCACCTCGGTGCGATTCTCGACCTCGCGGTACACCCGCCGGCCGTCGGTGTTGGTCCG